CTACGGGGAGAGCCAGTACGGTCCCCCTGTGTTTGACGTCCCATGCCGGATAGACGAGAGAATTCGGATGGTCAGGGACAGCCAGGGAGTGGAGCGGGCAAGCACCACAGTGTTGTTTGTCATCGGTGGCCCTATCGACGCCCGGGACCGGATCACCATGCCGGGGGTGTACAAGGGGATACCGCAGCCGCCCATCATCACCGTCTCCAACTTCTACGACAAGAACAGCTTCGATCACTCTGAGGTCTACCTGTGAGCGTCAAGATAGACATCACCGGACAGAACAAGGTGATTAGCCGCCTGCAAAACCTCGGCGAGACCTCCACCAGGGCGCTCGCTGCCGCGCTCTACCAGGAGGGTGAACAACTGATCGCCGAGGCCAAGCAGGAGACCCCGGTGGACACCGGAGCGTTACGAGCTTCCGGACACGTCCAGCAGCCCACCATCAACGGCAGACAGGTGGAAGTGGTCGCGGGATTCGGTGGCGTGGCCGCATCGTATGCGGTGTACGTCCACGAGGACCTGACCAAGCACCATCCGGTGGGTAATGCTAAGTTCCTGGAGAATCCGGCCAAACGTAGAGCATCGGGGATGGCTGACCGGGTAGCCAGTCGGCTTGAGGTCTTTAAGCGATGATACTGGACGACCTAGCCAACCTGCTCATCGCCAACGGAATGACAGCCGTCTACAAGGCAACCTTACCTGATGGTCCCGATGAGGCTATTTGCCTCTACGAATACGGTGGATTCGCCCAGCAGAAGCTTCACGACGGAGTGGCGTGGCGCAACCCCTCGATACAAGCCCTGGTCAGGTCAAAACAGTATCAGACGGCAAGGACCACGATAGAGACGGTCTACTCGCTATTGGGCGGACTTATAAACCAGCAGGTGGGGGCAAGCCGAATACTGAAAGCCACCCCGGTCCAGGAGCCATTCCCTTTGGGTCCGGTGGACAACCAGGGGCGGGTAAGGCTCATCTGCAACTTCGACATATCGGTAACGGCTTAGGAGGCCACATGGCAGTAAAGACGCTTAGCACTGAGATCAAGGACATCATCAAGTATCCGGCGCTGCCGGTCACGGCAGACTCTTTAGATGTTCCCGAGACAGCGCCGGACGATACGAGCGGTATCGACTTCGTGGCCACCGGGCGCGAGATCGTCATTGCCCACAATACCGGAGGCGCGCCGTTCACGTTCACCGTGGTATCGGTGGCCGATGCCTACGGGCGGACCGGCGACATCAGCGCGTATTCGCTGGGGGCGGGTGAGTTCGCCAAAGTTCCGGTGCCGATAGCCGGATTCGCCGGGGCGGGCGGCAAGATCAACGTTACCGTGTCGAACGTGGCTATCAAGTTTCTCGTGCTGCGTGCGCCGAACCCGCTCTAGGACAAGGAGACAAAGATGGCTGTGAAAAGATGGGCACAAGGCACCGCAATAAAAAGACTCAATCCGACAACGTCACTCTACGAAACGGTCCCCGGCCTGGGCGACATCACCGGTCCCGACATGACACGAGACTGGCTGGACATGACGGCCCATGACTCCCCGGGCGGGTACGAGGAAGGAGCGCCGACCGTGTTGAGAACCGGCACCGTCACGGCGTCGATGGCCTACGATCCTGCCGACACGGTACAGGCGGCTTGCTTGAGCGACTTGAACACCAGCCGACTAGGGACGTGGCGCGTGGTGATGAACGACAGCCCGACCAATACCTACCTGCAGTTCTCAGGGTACGTCACTTCCATGGGCCACTCTTTCCCAGTTACAGGTGCCCTGTCGCGTAACTTCGGGCTACGGGTGACCGGCCTGATCACGACGGGAACAGGTGGGTAATGTCGGGGTGGCCCTACTGGCGCTGCCGTTGTCGGCGGCTCCATTTGGGTCCGGACGACGATTGTGAGTGTACCCAGAATACCCCTTTAAACGTCCAAAATGGCTTAATACTGAACGTAAACGGAGAACCCTATGTCAACCCTCAGTCGGGACCAGATACTAGCCCAAAAGGAACTGAGGACGGAGACCGTATTGGTGCCTGAGTGGGGAGGTGAAGTCGTCGTCAGGGAGTTAATGGCTTCGGAAGCCGACATGTTTGAGTCCCAACTAGCCCTACTCCGCGAGTCATCCCAGAACGGCAATTCAAGGACCAACAACGCCGCGACCTTCCGGGCCAAGATCGTCTCGCTTGCCTGTGTGGACGACAGTGGGGCGCGGCTGTTCAAGGATTCTGACGTGGAGGAGCTGGGCAAGCTGTCCAGGGCGGCGTTGGATAGGGTGTCCACGGTGGCCATGAGGCTGTCCGGATACTCGGCTGTCGATACCGACGCAAAAAAAAAGGACTTACCGCCCGCCGAAGATTCCTCTATCGTCTCGCACTAGCCGTCGGGAGGCATGACGTTGACGTGCTCGCCAATGAACTCACCGAACAAGAATTCCAGGGCTGGCAGCGCTACTTCTCCGAGGAGCCGTTCGGCCAGTCCCACCTCGAGTACTCGATAGCCATCCTGACGGCGGTCGTCGCCAACATCATGCGTGGTGAGGACCAGGACCCCTTAAAACCAGACGACTTCATCCCCCGCTTCCGCACTAAAGAATACATAGAGTCAGGGGAGTCCGTGGAGGGCGATCTTGCCTGGGTTGAGGCGATGGTGCGTGACGGCCTGATCCAGAGAGCACCGAGGGAGATACAGTAGCGTGGACGTTGGCGAAGTACTCGTAAAGATACAGGGCGACGTCTCCGGCCTACGGGCGGCTGTCGACAGCGCCATCACCAAGCTCGACGAGTTGGGCAAGGCGGCCAAGACCCAGGAACGCGTCGTCAGTGACGCCAACAAGGGGATGCAGACCTCGACCGTCGCGGTTGGTGCGGCGATCGGCAGCTTCATAGGAACTATCGGCGTACAGGCGGTCGGCGCGGCCATCCGTTATGCCGGATCTATTAAAGACTTGGCTTCCACCATGACCGACCTGTCCAAGCAGACAGGCATCGCAGTCAGTACGCTCTATGCCTTAAAGCCAGTTCTGGAGAACAACGGGGCATCGGTCGAACAGTTCAGCGTGGCGGTGTTCAGGCTCGGGGTCCAGATCGGTCAGGTCAAGCAGACCACCGACCCCGTCTATCAGGCCCTAAAAGAATTAGGGATCAGCTTCGACGCCATCCGAATCGCCGACAACGCCGAGCGGGTCCAGATACTCGCCAAGGCGTTCAACGACATCGAGGACCCGATAAAGAAGGACGCGTTCGCCCTACAGTTCTTCGGCCTCAACGCCCGCGCCCTCAGCTCTATCTTGCCCGAGGTGGCTGACAAAATGGGCGAGACCGATGCAGCCTTGGAGCACGCAACAGATGTCCTCAATCAATCCAAGCAGTCCTGGACTAACTTCCAGAGCGACTTGGCAAGATTCGCGACCATCACTTTGGCCGCCCTGATTCAGGGGTTCAAAGACGCCGCCCAAGGTGCGGCTGGTCTGGCGGCTAAGATTGAGCAACTTCAACAACACAACAAGATATCCCCGGCAGAAGTTCTCCGTCAGGGTCAACTCGGGGGGCCAGAAGCATTGCTAGAGGACATCCCACCGAGAGGTGGTGGCGCCGACAGACTCACTCCTCCACACTTCAACGTAGTGGACCCGGCTGCTGCAAGTGCAATCAAGTCCCTGACCGACTCGTTGGAGAAGCAGAAGATCGCCCTACAGGGCGAGATCATGGCCCTTAACGAGGGGGAGTCAGCTTCGCTCAAGTTCAAGCTGACCCAGGATGCCCTAGCACAACTCCACGCCAAGACGTTATCTCCGGCCATCTCAAAACTGATCGACGATATAGTGCGTTACTCAGATACCTTGAGCCAGCTAAAATTCAAGCTCGAGGCGCTGAAGCTGATCGAGGACGAGAGGGCGGACAAGCAGAATGAGTACCAGAGGAAGCTCAACGCCTACACTGACGCATTAGAGACACAGCGGGATGCCTTCGACACATCGAGATTGGACGACTATGATACGGCTCTCAAGAAGGTCAACAACGAGTTTGCTGTCCTTATCGCCCAGGCCAGGGACCTGCACCGCGAGGGAGACATTCCTGACATCGAAGCTATGAGAGGCTTTGCCAGAGTAAGGGCAAGGGCGGGAGTAACTACGCCAGACACCCAACTACAAGACCAGATCAACCAAGCCACTGGTGCTCTCAGCGGGTTCAACAACGAGGTAGCAGCTAACGAGGAGATGTCCAGACAACTAGGAGTCAACTTCGATTCTTTATCAGCCAGTATTTCTACTCAGCAGCAACAACTTAAGGGCCTGATAGACCTCTACATACTGTACAAGAACAACGCCCTGCCGGTATCCGACCTGCTGGACCAGATAACCGAGGCATCCCAGAGACTAAACGAGAGTTTCAAGGAACAACAGAATAACCGGGTCTGGAACTCCCTCGCCGACTCCATCAACAGCGCCATCACCACATCGATAAACGGGGTGATACAGGGAACCCAGACCCTGGCCGACGCGATGCGCAACATGGCCAAGTCGATCATGCTGGCGTTTGTCAACGAGTTAACCCAGCAGTTCATTCTGAACCCTATACTGGACATGCTGTTCGGGCAGCGTGGAGCGGGGGGGCAAAGGAGCTTCGGGTCCGGCCTTATAGGCAACCTAATAGGAGGCATCGGAAGTCTATTCGGCGGGTCGTTCGGCTGGGCGACCAGTCCAGGAACATCATTCACTACAGGTGGACAATTCGCCGCCGCACCATTCCGCATGTTCGGTGGTCCAGTTCCGTCCTACGCCATGGGCGGCCCCGTACCTATCATGGCCCATGCCGGTGAGTACGTGATGTCGGCGCCGGCTGTCAGTCGCATCGGTATGTCCAGGCTATCGGCCATGAACGCCGGTCAGGACAAGCACCAGCAGTTCGGGGTCGTCATCAACGGCGACATCATCCCCAAGGACCCGAGCATGACCCCGGCGCAGATAGTCCAGATCGTTGCCAAGAACATCCACGACGATGAGTTAATAGCAGGGGCCATCAAGGTCAGAATCATGAGAAACGCAGGTGGTAACCAGTAATGTCTCTAACCGTGTACGCAAGTCCCACTCACGTCTTGCCACAGCAGATCGACATGCCGGTACTGAAGGACGCCAAGGGAGCGGGGGCGATGGCCTACCGGCGCAAGTGGCCCCGCGGCCTGTCGTCGTGGGAGTTGGCTATACCAGGAC